AAAAACAAAACCCCCCCCCCCCCCCCCCCAAAACAACTTAAATCTCGGAGGTGACCGAAAGGCACTGAGAGTACCGGCACAGCCGGTTGGCGTGGAAGCAGGAGTATGGGAGTTTGATCCCTTTGGTCCACCTTTTGGCGTTGCAATTCCTCTCACTATGGAGGATTTGCTAGGTGATTGCATTGTCTCAACTGATTTTTTGACCGAAGACTTTGTAAGTGACGTTAACGTTGATTATATCCGGGCGTCGATTGAATATGAAGAAGGATTCTTATTTTCTGACATGGATAAAATTCTTGAGCATTTTCCTCAGGAATTAGCTGATGATATCTATGTCTTGACCAGTTTGATTTGTTTTATGCAAGTGTATATGATTGGACTTTCTATCTATGCACTTGCACCAGTGCTCCAGTTGTGTGTGATGTGTCTTGTACTTGAGTACGCCTTGTATTTTGGTGTTTTCTCAGTGCGAGCAATCATGTTCCAAGCTTATAGTCGTTTCATTTTTGTGTGTGATTTCATACAGATTTGGATTAGTGTTAGGAGAACTATTAAGCAATTCACACACATTTCAACGCGTTTTGAAGAACAGATGGGATATGTTCCGTCTTGGATGACGCATGAACTTGTAGCACGTGAAACTGGCTCATTGAGTGCTTTGTATTTCAGTTTAGCTAACACGACCTCTAAAGCAGGGGTTGTTGCAGCAATATGGCTGTATGCGCAAACGCACACCAGGAGACCGTTGATTTCTGTAATAACAGGATATAATTTTGCGACTCATGATCTGCAGGCACAGGTGGCCAGAGATATAGATCAGATGATCGAACAAGATGGTCTCAGTGAGGATGAGTGGATTAAGAATCTACGTGAAGGCTTGAGAAACTGGAAGAGTTACCGCACACATGCAAATGTTAAGAATTTTTATAATCTCTTGAATTATGTTGTATCTATTGGTATGTGCGAGGCTTCTCATTTGACATTTACTGTTGGGAAGCTAAAGCTTTTCGAGCCTATTGTGAATAAAAAGCAACAATCTTGCTTTGAATTAGCTGATCTTTTTATTGAAACTGTTATCGGATTTGTAGAAGGCGGATATAGAGTTTACCAGACGGGTGACGTTTCGCTTTTCTTCCAAGCAGAGGAGGATATGCAGTTATTTGAAACAAGCTATTCAAAGATTCGGGACCTGCAACAATTTGCAGTTACAGGTAATCTATTTGACATGAAACAGATCACTGACCCAGCTTATTCCAAAATGCTGGATGATGCTGTTGAGCTAGGAGAGAAGCTCGTCAAAAAGATAACTAAAACAATGACTGTCGAGAAGAAGTTCTTGATGGATCGACTTGATAAAATACGTGATTGGAGAGCTGAGTTTGAATTGGTAAAAGTGCGTGGAGGTATACGCAAAGCACCATTTGGAATTTCGCTCTTCGGAGGCACGGGAGTAGGAAAAACAGTACTTACAAAGTTATCCTATGAGGCCGTATCATGTTTTAACGATCTTGATATAAAAGATGAACATGTTTCTATTTGGGCTGATAATGACAAGTACGCATCGAATATTCGTGCGTCAACAATGGTGGTCATCTTTGATGATATATGTAATACCAAATCAGCTTTCATGGACTTTTCACCATGTTATCGTCTTATTCAGGCAGTCAACAACGCCTTATTTATGGCACCCATGGCAGAGGCACATATGAAGGGTAAAATTGCCCTCCATCCTTGGCTCGTCATTTGTACAACAAATGTGGAAGACCTTTGTGCAGGTACATACTCAGAGAAACCTGAGTCAGTCCTGCGTCGATTTTACCATGTGAGAGTGCGATGTCGAGAGAAGTATATGGAGGATGGACGATTGAGCCCTGATTTGATCTCTAAGGACTTTGGCTCACGCAAGGATGCTGATGTGTATTTACTAGATGTTCGAAAGGTAACTGTTGGTGAAGAAAAACCTAAGAAATCTGGAAAGAATTGTTGGAAATTCACACCAGTGTCATTTGAAGGTAGACCGATGGAGGGAGTTGATGTTTATACATACCTTCGTTGGTTACAAGTGAGTACTAAAAAGTTCTATAAGATGCAACAGGAACATGTCAAGTTTATGAAGGATTCATCTGGTACTTATAAGTGTGACACATGTGGTTATGCTTTTTGTGATTGTGTCCCTCAGCGGTGTAGAAAGTATCGTTTTGATCAGTTAGGACATTGGGGCAAACCAGAAGAAGAATTACCTGGTGAACCCCCTTTGACTGATCCACCGCCTGATCCTGCAACACTTGAGACAGAAGTGACGTCTAATGTGTCCCCAAACCGGGATACACCTGATCTCCCTTTAGAGATTGATGAGGACGTTGTTACAGAACGTGATGCGCGGGGAGAGTTACCCATGTTTAATGGTATACTCAATGATCCAATGGACGAACAGGATAGTTCCCGAGCAAGGAGTTTTGTGAAACAGTTTATATGGAATGTGTTTTGTTATTGCCTTGGAATTGTATTGGCAACAATTGCACGACTTGTGTGGATGATCATCAAGTTACCTCCCAATGTTAGAAGTCAGTTTTTTCAGAACATCTACAGGGCAGTTGACATGTGGTTTGTAAACACATATGCGCGATGGAAACATAAACTTTTCATGAACTTACTGAGATTTGCACGTTGGCAACGCGATTATTCATTTGGTATCACAGGTATTTACATCCGATTAAGAACGTATTGTGAGTCAGAGCTGATTATCATGGAAAATTTCTATGCAGCTGCTCACGATTGGATGGCCTGGGTTCCAGAGCGTGTTGCTCTCAGTCCTGCTTCTGTTGCTGCTACTGCATGGGCACAGCGGTTTTCTATTATAAACAATCACATTTTTCAACTCTCAGTTTACATTATTTTGTTGGGCTGGGTGTGGAAATTTGTCTCCCTCGGGTTCTATAAAGAGGGAGTGGTTTGTTTCATCGCATTGCATTTCTGGATTTCAATCTATATAACAAATGTGTTAAGAGCTATTAAGACACAATTGTTGGAAAGAAATCGAGTGCTAAATCCATATATTGCACACTATAAGACAAAGTGTGTGAAGGCTTTATTAGGAGTTGGATTGTTGTACTCAATTTATCTGGTTGCCAGATCAAAACGTGATGTAACTTCAGTCTTTGAAGAACAAGGAAATTTGTCACCTAGTTCTATGGAAGATATTGAAGAGCGAGATGGAGAACCATCACCTTGGGCTAAGGTCTTTGTGTCTAAGGTGGACATGTCAACTGAATCAAAAACAACTTTACCTGCTAATCTTGCAGACATGGTAGCAAATAGCACACATTACATCGAGGTGAAAGATGGGACCAAGTTTATACGAGGTTTTATGCTTGAGAATGGATTTATGCTGTTGCCATACCATTTCTGTACACGTGTTTGGGAAGAAAAGAGGTCCACTGAGTTTGATATAATTGCATATCGAAGGAACCCACAGGTGACTGGAGGACAATTTCGTGATAAAATTAGTCAACAATACAGTGAGAGAATTCCAAACACAGACTGGATGGTTTGCTACACGCCCCATTCAGGGACTCAAAAGGATATGCTGAAATATTTGCCTGAGAGTGTCCCTGGAACTATGGATGGTCTTTATGTCCAAAAGTTCAAGAATGGATCACACAAAGTCACAAAGTCAAAGTTTGTGTATGCCCCTGCTGGGATTAAACACACAACTATGTCAAATATTCCTGGTGGAACTGCAAATATACAGGAAATGACTCAAGGTGGTATGTGTGGGCAACCTATGGTCTCTGATGGTAGAGGAACAATGATCCTTGGTTTCCATGTTTGTGGGCTAGGTGAAATTGCTGGAATAAGCACAGTAACGCGGAAACAAGCTGAGATAGCTATTGAAGCTTTGTGTATGCGTCATGGAGTTGTGCGATTGAAAGCAAAAGGAACTATGCCCAAGGAGCAATATGGAACAAAGCTGTTAGAAAACGAAGATGTGCACTACAAAAGTGCTATGCGTTATTTGACACCAGGAAGTACCATTGATGTTTTTGGATCAACAAGTGGAAAAGCTACACCCAATTCAACTGTTTGTGATACTATAATTTCTCCTCATGTGGAGGATATTTGTGGTGTCCCACAACAATGGGGACCTCCAAAAGTGAAAGGAAAAGGAGTATACCCATATCAAGTTGCATTGGAGCAGTTGTCTCATCCTACATTGTCTTTAGGTGGAATCATTGAAAAAGCATGCACATGCTATCAGAACCAATTTGTGCGTGTGTATAAGAAGATACCTGAGATTTTTGAGACTGGCCCATTGAGCAATTTTGAAGTGCTCTGGGGCAAGGACGGTGTGAGACATATTGATAGTTTTAACTGGGCAAGTGGGCCAGGATGGCCTATGTCTGGTGCCAAGAGGAAACTACTTGTGGAAGTTGAGAGAACGGATCCAGATGATCCTCGAAGTGGTCAGACGTTTATGCCAGAGATTTGGGAAGAGGTTGACAGAATGAAGGAGTGTTTCCGCAAACAAGAGAGGTGTTATGCTGTATGGAAAGCATGTCTCAAGGATGAGCCTACAAAGTTAACGTCATCAAAGGTGCGAGTTTTTCAAAGTGCACCAATTGCACTACAAATCCTAATTAGGCAGTATTATTTGCCAATTGTAAGGATAATTCAGTGCAATCCACTCTTATTTGAGTGTATGGTTGGAGTTAACGCTGAAGGCCCTGAGTGGGAACAGATGAATGATTTCATGGTGTCAAAAGGAACAAATATTCTGGCTGGAGATTATAGTAAGTATGATCAACGCATGCCCCTTCAAGTTGTTGTTGCTGCTTTTTCAGTGTTAATTTGGTGTGCCAAAAACTTATGTACTGGGTACACTGAAGATGATATTGTCATTATGGAAGGTATTGTGGGTGAGGTTTCAAACCCACTAATGGCATATAATGGTGACCTGATTATGTTATTTGGATCTAATCCATCAGGTCAAAATCTGACAGTCATCATCAACTCAATTGTGAACTCCTTGCTGCTGCGTTCGTGTTATTACACATTGTATCCAAATGAGGGATTAGATTTCTATGAACATTGTGCTTTTGGAACATATGGAGATGACGTGAAAGGCTCTGTGAGTCCTGAGCGTTCGTTGTTTAATCACATTAGCTATGCAGAATATCTCAGTAAGTTTGAGATGGTTTTCACGATGCCTGATAAAGAGTCAGAAGCCACTGAGTACATGGAACCAGACGATGCAGATTTTCTAAAGCGTAAGGATGCTTATAATGAAGATTTGCAGGCCCATGTTGGCTTATTGGATGAGAAGTCTATTTTCAAGAGGCTCCATTCACATCTCTTATCGAAGGAATTGACATTGGAACAGCAATCGGCATCGAACATTGATTCATCACTCCACGACTGGTTTTATTATGGTCGTGAAATGTATGAACTGCGTCAAGCACAGCTGGAGCAAGTAGCTCATAGAGCTGGAATTGCCCATATGTGTATTGGATTGACCAAGTCATATGATGAACGTGTTCAAAATTGGCTCAGAAAGTATCGTCCTTCAGATGCTGAACCAGAACCTGAGCCTCCGACTTT